CATGTGAACCTTCTACAAGTCCTAATGGTGTTTGACCAATACCTGATATACCTGCTGATGTAACAGGTAACATAACTTGTGCCCAAGGTAAATCTTCAGTAGGTAATTTTACTTTGTCGCCTGTGTGATGACCGAAACATCTGACACGAACACGACCAATTAGGTAAGGGTCTTGTCTATCTTCTACAACACCTATGAACCATACAAATCCGTCTAATCCTATAAAATTCTTTTTCATGATACTATCACATCCACATCATTTGTTGAATAGTCTTTTTTACTATCATTCTTTTCTTTATTTAGAAGTTCTAAAGGTTCAGGTGGATAACCAGCACTTACACTATCTTTAGCACAGGTAAGAGTTGTTATATGTTCTGTCGTTAGCATTAAATGTCTTACATGTGTTACTAAATAATTTCCTGACAAGTAAGGGTCAATATTATTAGAGGTTGCACCTGGTCCTCCGTAAGTTAGAGTTTCAAAACTAATTACATCACCTGCCGATACACCTGTATTACCTGGTACTTTTATTTCTATTGTAAAAGAATCATATGCTCGTTGTTGAGCCATTGCTTTTTGTAGTGTATTCTCTATATCAGGTGGTCCTATACTTAAAGACTTGTCATTTACAGTTTGTGTTGTATCATGCATACCTTGTGTTGATGATTCAAACATATACTTGCCTTCTGAAAATTGAGACATTAGTTTACCTTCTTCATAATTAAATATAGGCATAAAACTATTTACAGGATTTTCTTTTGATGTTTGTTTTGTTTGTCCTACATGTCTTTGTTTTTCAAATGATGTTAAGTATTCAAAATCTAATTCTTTAAATTGTTTTGTAAAGGCATTATATGTAACAAGTCTACTACCATATAAACCATTTCTAATATTAGTTAAACTATCGAATCTATTAACAATTTTAAACTCATATACTTTAAATAAATTAGGTGCCTCTGAATCATACATTTTACCACCCTGTGTTACAGGTGTATTAGTATATGTTGCAACAGGTTCTTTATATTTTCCACCTTTTTTACCTTTTGATATCATACCTTCAAGTGATTTAAAATTAAATCCGGTTCTAGTTTCATAAAAATAATAACCTGATGAATCAACATTGTTAGCAGATATTGCTTCTGACTGCATAAATTTTATACATTTAAAAGGTGATAATTTAGGCATAACATATTTGTTTATACCTTTTGTTGGTTCAAATTGATATATCTTTTTTGATTTTAAATCAGTTCTTAATATATTATGTACTATCTCATGTACTGGACCTGTAAATGCTCTACTTACTTTTCTTTGACTACTTCTAATTTCTTCTCTACTGCAAAATTCTAGTGTATATATTTTAACACCTTGATTAGGTTGTACAATATTAGATACTTTGTATATAAACATAGGGTGACCTGATTCACTTGTGAAGTCATAACCTGTAGGAATATCTGTATCTTTTGGAGACATGCCAGGTGTATGTAAACTAAATTCTAATAGTTCATGACCTGTTAAAGGTAAATCATCTAATACAGAAGCACCGTCTGTAAGTGTTAATCTTCCTGAAAGTGTTGTGTGTGAAATACTTTCATATATTTGTAATTCGGTTACCAATTGTCTAATATCAATTGATAATGCTTCTGATGTATCAGGATGTTGTCTATATGATGTAAGCAAAAATCTTTCTGATAATACAAAATCACCTGCTTTTGTTACACTCGTAACTGTACTCATAATTTATTCTCTAACTAGTTTATTAAATTCATCTAAAAAAGAATTAAGATGTTTAGGATTTAATAATTTAATCTGTCTCTTTTTGTCTTGTTCTCTTTGTTCATATTGTCTGTTTGATACTGATGTTGCACCTGATACTGTACTATTAACTTCTATTTTGTGTGTGTAATCTGATGGTCCTTGTCCTGTTGTTCGACCACTTGATTGTGTTATCTCGTAATGATGTATGCCATCAGGATTTGAATACTTATCTTTTATAAAATCTTCAAATTGTTGTTCTGAAAGTGGCCAGTCATAGTATCTATCTGTTACATTATTTGTTAATAATATAACCCAATGTAGTTCTGGGTCACCAAAATGTTTAAATGCAATATTTTCAGGTGTCTCACCATTTTTTACATCATACTTGTCATATAAAGATATCTCATTAATAACTTTATCTCTAACCTTAACTCTTACCATTAAGTCTGTTACAGGTTTAAAATTTCTTTTATCAAACCCATATGCTATTTTAGGAAAATTACTGAAATACATTATTAATATCCCTCTGATATACTTTGTTTTGTTATAATGGACATTTCTTTAAATTGCATTTTAACATTTATTAATTGTGGTGAAGCACCTATCTCATCTGGTTTTAATGTTGTAAACTTATCGCCTGGTGAATAGTCTACTTCCATATTTTCTAAAACACATTTTGCAATTTTAGGTATGTAATTATTATTATTTTCTCTATACATATAAGTTAATACAAATTGTGAAGGAGAAGAAAAATATGATGTTTGTCCCATTAATGCTGGAGACATATGAAATCTAAACAATTGAATAATTTTATGTACTGAATCTAATTCTTTTTTATTTTTAGGTGCAAACTTATAATCAAAATTAAATGACCTAAACGGCACAGATTTAAATGCTAGTTCCATGTTTGGGTTTACTGCCATACCTGTACTTCTATTAAAGAATCCACCTGCACCTGGCACTACTATTTCTAAAGCTGCTACAACAGCACCTCCACCAATTTTACCAACGGCCTGAGCGATACTATCAAATATATTGCTATCACCTATGAAGTCTGCTAAAACTCCTGTTTCTGCATTATCATAAGTTGCTGTTGTTCCAAATGTATTTGTAGATTGTGTGTATAATATTATACTAGAATTAGATACAGGTTGATGTGTATGACTATGTAAGTCCATGTTTACTGCATTAGGAGTTTTTACTTTCATATCTCGCCTAAGTTTAGCTTTTTCTAAGCGTTGCTTTTCTAAATTCATTCCATATGCAATATCTTGCCTGAAACTAGTAGATTTTTTTACGCCACCATCTTCACTATTATCCGCTACATGTTCTCCCTTATCACCTTCTACTTTTGTATCATCATATCTTGCTAATTGTTTTAGTGTATCAGCAGAAACTACATCTGATACATTTGCGGCTATACCTTTAGAATCATATCTTCCCTCAAAAGTAGGTTGTTTTACTACTTTTGATAATTTATTTTCATAGATATCAAATTTTACATAATGTCCGTTAGAAATAGTATTTAAATCATTTGGGTATGTAAAATATTTAAATGCTAATGGGTCATTGTCTAACGGCAAATCATTTGTTGATGTTGTTAGTTTGCTATTTTTTGCAAGTTTACTACCCAACATTTGAGCAGTTTCAGCCTGTGTGGTATTAGTCTGACCAAATAGTGTGTTTCTTATTGTTCTTAAAAATGCCATAGTTACCTCTTATTCTATTATATTTATACGATAAATAGTCATATGATATCATCTAAAAAGAATAAAACTTACAAAGCGCCACATAAAGGTGTCTTTAAACCTAAGAATCCTAAGAAATATGTAGGTGATTCTAGTAATATTGTATATCGCTCATCTTGGGAAAAGAAATTTATGTTATATTGTGATAGAAATAAAGACATATTACAATGGGCAAGCGAAGAAATGTTTGTTCCTTACCTAAGTCCTATTGATAAAAGAATACATAAATATTATCCTGATTTTATTATTAAAACATCTGATAACAGAAAGATTATGATTGAAGTTAAACCTGCTATACAATGCAAACCACCTAAACCTCGTTCTCGTAAAACTAAAAGATATCTTCAAGAGCAATTAACTTTCATTAAGAATATATCTAAATGGAAATCTGCAAAAAAATATTGTTCTGATAATGGTCTTGAATTTAAAATCATGACCGAAAAAGAATTAGGTATTACTTAACCACCTGTTTGTGAGATGGTTGCGACAACACTTGCACCACCTTTTTTTGCCTCTTCAATTGAATTAGTATTTGAATTATTTGTAACAATATTATTAATGTTAGTCTGAGGTTTTGTAAAGTCTGTGCTAGTCAAGGCTTGAAAAGTATCACTTTCTTTATAATTTCGCATTGCTGCTCTAGTCTTGGCGTCTTCTATCTTTGCCTCGTAATTCTCATCTGTTATTACATTCGCATTATTCAGGTCTCTAAGGTAGTTACCAAAACTGCTACCTTGTTCATACATACTATCTTGTTTAGCTTTTTGTGCAATAATTTGTGCTTCTTCTATACTTTTACCTTCTTCTCTTGCCTTGTTAAATGCCTCTTGTTCAGCGTCAATCATATTATCTGCCATAGTAGGTTCATCATCATCACCAAGTAAGTAAT